GAGGATGAAATAGAGTTACTTACCAAGCGTAAACTAGAAGCACAAAGTTCAGAACAAAAAATTGAACATATTATTAAGTATGCAGAAAAGACTGATAGGTTGCCAGTATATGTTTATGATACGGGCACACCTAAAAAGGATACAGAAAAAATTGTATATCTTAATACAAAGAAAACTAGTAAATTTATAGGTAAAATAAAACTTATGGTGTCAATGACTAATGTATTGGTTGGATACAAAAAGCAGGACTGGATTAGACGAGCAGAAAAGGTAATTTTTCTTAAATGAAATGCAAACTAATTATACGAGACGAAGTAAATGTAAAGCTAGAGGGACTAGAGTTAAGCCATAGAAAAACCTTAACAAATAAATTCAAGTATGAAATTCCTGGAGCTAGATACAGCCCAAGTGTGCGTTTAGGCAGATGGGACGGCAAGGTTGGTTTTTTTACCTTAGGTGGAAGTACCTTTATTAATTTACTGTCAGACATTCTGCCCTTTCTAGAGCAAAATAATTATGACATTGACATAGAGGATTTAAGGAACTATACAACAACCTTTAATTTTAACGCGGTTAAAGAGGATAGTTTTGCACATATAAATTGGCCAGACAAACATCCACAAGCTGGTAAACCTATACTATTAAGAGACTATCAGTTAGATATTATCAACAGGTTTTTAGAGAACCCTCAGTGCATACAAGAAGTTGCCACTGGTTCGGGCAAAACTATTATGACTGCAGTGATGTCCGCAAGTGTGCAAAACTACGGTCGTAGTATTGTAATTGTGCCAAATAAAAGTTTAGTGACACAAACAGAGTCTGACTATATCAATGTAGGACTTGATGTGGGTGTATATTTTGGTGATCGTAAGGACTATAACAAACAACATACTATCTGTACATGGCAAAGTCTTAATAATTTATTAAAAGACACAAAGAATGGCGAGGCAGTGTGTACAATTGAAGAATTTATTGAAGGTGTGGTATGCGTGATAATTGACGAAGCTCATATGGCTAAGGCTGATTCTTTGAAATTGTTATTAAGTTCTGTGTTTAGTAAAGTGCCACTTAGATGGGGGTTAACTGGTACTATTCCTAAAGAAGAATATGCATTCATGGCCTTAAAATGTTGTATTGGAGAAGTAGTGGGCAGATTGAGTGCAAGTGAACTTCAAGAGGCAGGGCATTTGGCTCAATGTCATGTGAATATTTTGCAACTTACTGATTTTACAGAGTACAAGACTTATCAACAAGAGTTGAAATATCTATTAGAGAATAAGGAAAGGCTAACCTACATTGCAAAAACGGTAGAAAAAATAAGGCAATCTGGTAACACATTAGTATTGGTAGATAGAGTTGCTGCAGGTAAAGAATTAACGGGCCAACTAACAGATGCAGTTTTTGTTAGTGGCACAACAAAAGCAGCTAGTAGAAAAGAGGAGTATGACCAAGTAGCAACCAGTGAGAAAAAAATAATTGTAGCAACCTATGGTGTTGCTGCGGTGGGTATTAACATTCCACGAATTTTTAACTTAGTTTTACTAGAACCTGGTAAAAGTTTTGTTAGAGTAATTCAAAGTATTGGTAGAGGTATTAGGAAAGCAGAAGATAAGGATCATGTAGAAATTTGGGATATTACCAGTACTTGTAAGTTTAGCAAAAGACATCTTACCAAACGCAAAGCTTTTTACAAAGACGCCAATTATCCTTTCAGTGTGGATAAAGTAGAATGGCAGTAAAGAACACAAAACATAGTATTGTTTTATGAAAAAAAATATAGTATAATAACAACTTAGAGAAATTTATATGCGATTGCTAACTTTAGATAATACAGTTTATGATTTAACAAGTATACCCGAGGAAGTGGATGATGTAAGATTTTGTGTTTTGGACAACAGTGATCCTAAAGATCCAGACTATTTTTTTATCCCTTTAATTTTTTTAGAAAGTTTTAATAGTCCAGCCTTAGTATTGCGTATAGGTCCTCATGAAATTACAATGCCCATAGATTGGCAGCTTTTAATTGGCGAACATGATTTAGGAGATCTAGAAGTAGTGCCACTTACTAGTTTAAATGATAGAGGATTCAGTGCATTTGGGTTTAACCCACTTAGCAGTTTTAGACCCACATTTTATCCTATAGAAGTGGTGGATATTTATCAAGATGTAAAATGGTATTTTCCTAAACTAAAGCCAGGACAGTTATTGGCCATACCTTTAGAAACCACTGGAGCAAAACCATTATGTGTTTATTTTGTAAAAGATATTAGTAGACAGAGTGAAGTTATAAATTATAATAAATGTTGGTAACATGAACACCATTTATGTAAATAATAATACTATATATGAAAGTCCTGACGGGGGAACAACTGTCTATGCTAGAGAAATGCAAAGTACAGAACGCACATTAGTATATGAAAATATGTCAGTTCGTATTGATCCTATGAAAGGATTGAAATATAATATATCATATGCTAATTTCCTTGAAATACTTGAAATGGCAGATAGAAATCCAACATTACGGGATTATGTTGATCAAATGATTTCTACTTATAATTTATTGAAGACTCATGGATAAGTTAAGTATTAAAAACGAAATGTATCAACTTGATACAAAAAATCGTAATTTTGTTGATGAGTTAAGTGAAGCAGAGCGTAAAAAGTTTAGCACATATATCATGCTGAAATATTGCGCTAATGTAGATGGTGATGCTGATCTACAAGAATGGTATTTAAGGGCAACAAATGAGCGTGTAAATATCAACTTTTTTGATCTTGGTCGGCATGAAAAATTGCAATGGCTATTATGTACTACAGTAAGTCCAGATATGGGCAGTCAACGCCATTATTGGCAACCAAGTAAGAAAAAAGAAGGTAATAATAAAATTTACAAGTTACTTGCTTCCCAATATCCAGAAATGAAAACTAAAGACATTGAAGCACTGGTCAATGTTACATCTGAACAAGACTTAAAAGATTACTTAATTAGTTTAGGCATGACAGACAAAGAGATTAAAAAGGTATTAGATTGAACTTTACTTGCCAATTTTGTAAAAAAAGCTATACAAAAGAAAGCACATTATTGTCACATCTTTGTGAACCTAAACGCCGCCACAATCAACAAAATGAGCAAGGAGTTCAGATAGGGTTCAATGCTTATCTAAGATTTTATGAAAAAACACAAGGAAGCGCAAAATTTAAAGCCTACTCTGACTTTTGTAATAGTAATTTTTATATTGCTTTTGTTCGTTATGGACGCTATCTAGTTGATTTAAGAGCTATCAATGTTGTAAGTTTCACTGACTGGTTATTGTCAAATAATCATAAATTAGATCACTGGACTAAAGAAAAGTTATACAACACATGGTTGTTGGAGTATTTAAAACGAGAACCTGCTCAAGATGCCATGGAAAGAGCATTAAAGGAGATGCAAGAATATGCAGACAGTAATGAAAAATTGGAAAACAATTTCAGTAATTATTTTAAGCTTGGTGCTTCTAATCTCATATGTCATCACATATCAACTGGACGCATTAGCCCTTGGGTTATTTATAATTGCGACAGTGGAATTAGATGGCTTAATGACATCAATCAAGAACAGCTCAATATCATAATGCCATGTATCGATCCAGACCACTGGAGTAAACGATTTAAGGACTTTGTTGCAGATGCAGAGTGGTGTAAACTTATTCTTAAAGAAGCAGGACTATAGTGACCAGTAAAATTGTAAAAAAAGCCTGGGGAAACGAAACTATATGGGCCGATAATGACAAATATTGTGCCAAGTTTTTAAACTTTACTAAAGGATCAAAATTTAGTATGCATTTTCATGCAGAAAAATTGGAAACTTGGTATGTGCTGTCAGGTAAATTTTTTTTAAAATGGATAGATACTAAAAACGCTAAACAATATGGTCAAACATTGGAGATAGGACAGACATGGACAAATCTGCAATTGGTCCCACATCAACTATTTTGTTTGGAAGAAGGCACAATAATTGAAGTTAGTACAAAAGACAGTGAAGAAGATAATTATAGAGTATTGCCTGGTGATAATCAATCATGAATATTTTAGTTACAGGATATAAAGGATTTATAGGGCAAAACTTTGTAAGTGCCCTAGCACATCATAATATTAAATTGTATGAGTGGGGAGAACCACTGCCAGATTTTAACAATGTTGAATTAGTTATTCATTTAGGAGCAATAACTAATACTCTTGAGCGTGACATTCATAAAGTCATGTTACAAAACTATGAGTTCAGTTGCTGGTTATTTGAAGAATGCGGAAAGCGTAATATCAAACTACAATACGCAAGCAGTGCAAGTGTGTATGGTGCAAGTAAAACTTTTCGCGAAACAGATATGCCTCAACCACAAAGTGTATATGCATGGAGTAAGTTTTTATTTGAACAATATGTAGCAAAAAATCTTTACAAATATCCAAACTTAGTAGCACAAGGTTTTAGATATTTTAATGTGTATGGTCCACACGAACAACATAAAGGTGACCAAGCTAGTCCTTATCACAAGTTTTTAAGTCAAGCTATACATAATCGCGAGATTGTATTATTCCTAAATTCTGAAAATTATTTACGAGATTTTATACCAGTGGAGCAGGTAATAGAAATACAAACAAAATTTTTTAGTAAAGAAATATCTGGTGTGTGGAATGTAGGAACAGGGAACCCCCGAAGTTTTAGATCTATTGCTGAGCAAATTGCATCTAGAACTGGTGCTACTATTAAATATATACCTATGCCTGATAGTTTAAAGACACAATATCAATCCTATACTTGCGCTAATCTTGAACTATTAAGAAGTGTCCTTGAATGAAAAAAGTTATTATAAATGGATGTTTTGATATGTTACATCTGGGACATGTCAAGTTATTGGAATTCGCTAGCCTAATTCCATTTAGTTTTGTGTATGTGTTAATAGATAGTGATAGGCGGATAAAGGAATTAAAAGGGCAAAGTAGACCAGTATATGGGGAACATGAGCGGGTTTTTTTACTGCAAAGTTTAAAGTATGTAGATAGAGTAGAGGTGTTTGATTCAGACTTAGAACTAACTAATAAGATTAAAGAGTTTGCACCAGACATTATGATCAAAGGTAGTGATTACAAAGATAAGCCTATAATTGGCAAAGAATACTGTAAAGAGATAATATTTTATGAAAGAATCGACCAATATTCAACCACTAATAAAATTCAAAGTATTATTGATTGGGGAAAGTTGTATTGACAGGTATGAGTTCTGTCGTGTTATAAAAATAAGTGAAGAAGCGCCTATACCTGTAGTAAGAAATACCAAAATTTATGAAAAAAAGGGTATGGCAGCAAATGTAAATTTAAATTTGCGTATGTTGGGGATTTATCCAGACTTTGTTACTTGTACTGAACAAATATATAAAAAAAGAATTGTAGATGAAAAGACTAATCAAAAACTTTTGCGCATAGATTATGACCCACCTGTAGCAGTTTGGAATAGGCAGTTGCCCACTAGTATAAAAAATTATGATGCTATAATAATTTCTGATTACAATAAAGGGTTTTTAGACTATGCCAGTATTTGTTATCTTATTGAAGAGTCTAATGGTTTAGTATTCATTGATACTAAAAAACACGACCTTAAACAATTTTATTCTGACCGTGTATTTGTAAAAATAAATGAGTTAGAGTATCAAAAAACCACAAGTAAACCTAAAAATTTAGTGGTGACTAGAGGCAGTAATAATGTATTGTACTTTAATGATGGTAAGCAAGTATATTCACCTTTCCAAGTACACAAACAAGAAATAACAGATGTTTGTGGTGCTGGAGACACATTTTTAGCAGCATTTTCGGTAAATTATTTG